GTGACGTCTTTGGCGTTGTTGCTTTGGACCTGAGCAGTGTCTTGGGCCTTGTTGAAGAGACCCAAGAGCAACTGCGGGAGCTTGAGGAGCAAGCCCCAGAGGAAGCTCATTCGTCTTCCTCAAGGGCAGGCGGGGCAGGAGATACGGCCAGCATCGGCCGCACGAAGGCGAGCACGAAGGGCAGGCAACCGACGATCAGGTCGGCAGTGGCCTCTGACACAACGTGCATAAGGATGGGCTTGAGGTCGATGACGCCGAGCCAGTCGAGGATGCCGGGGGCGGCAGCGATGAAGAGTAGGACGACTGCGTGCCAGTGGAATTCAATTCGGGCCCAGAGGTCGGCGAGATAGGCTCGCATGGTATCTGATCCTTGTAGGCGGCAGCGAGGTGCGAAGCGTGCACGGCGTGCCAGATGAAATAGAGAAGGCCGAAGCCCACAACGAGCCCGAGGACACACAGGCCAACCTTGGTCGACGTGTCGATGGAGCCTAGGTGCGCGAGGATGGGCGAGGAGCCTGCGGTCGCCGTAGCAGCCGTGGTGTGCTTGGTTGAACGCGAGGCGGCCTCGGAGGACCGACGCTCCATTGAGGGTCCCACAGGTTTCCCTGCGGCCTCTACGGCCATGCGGACACCGGTTGCCTGTACGTCCGCTACACGCTTGCCCCAGCCCTTCCCGAAGAACTGCCACGTGCGGAGGTTCTGCAGGAAGGACATGCGGGCTTGCGTCTGAGCCTTGACGTATTTGATGGGCGAGAGGCCAGCGAAGCGCTTGCGATAGGCGAGGGCGCGCGAGACGCCACTGTTGACGCCGAAGTCGAAGTCTACGAAGTCGGGGCCTGCCGGTTGGTCATCGCATTCCATCCGCGCCCAATACTTCTGGCGATAGATGTTGATGGCGACGGACTTCGGCATGGCCTTTACGTCTGCAGGGGAAGCGTCGTGCTTCCAGTACAGGCGAGCGTCAGCAATCGTGATGCCCCAGTTGGTTGCTCCACCTGGATCGTTCGGATTGTCGGTGAAGCGACCTTCGTAGGTCAGCGTCTTACTGATACTCGCCTCACGGTTCGATGAGGCCATTGGTTACCCGTTGATGAGTTTCATGTCGCGAGGCGCTGCAAGGCGCTCGTTCGCGTTCACGACCTCGTTGCGGAAGCTCTCGACAGCGGCACCGGTCTGGCGCTGCATCTGAGAGTTCTCGATGGTTAGGATAGGCATGAAGGCGTCAGCACAGCCGAAGTGATTGAGAGGCTCGCCCGTGTTCGGGTTGGTGCCCATCACTTGCATCCAAAGCTGACAGTTGTGCTCGATGACACACTCACGGCAACTCTTGGCGAAGCCTGTGCGATGACAGCCGATGTCCTTCGGAGGAAGGTTGTTCATTAGTCTTTCTGCGCGATGATCATATCCAGATACTGGACGTTCATCGTGATTGGATGGTTATGGCCACCGCCAGCGCCGTTTGTCGTGGCGCCAGACATGCTGTTGCCGCCTGAGAACGAGTTGGTGTAGGTGGTGCCGCTGCCTGCATAGGCGACCGCGAAGCTGCCGAAGTTGTTGGAGAGGACAGTGCTCCAGCCACCGGGCGAGATGGGCGCGTAGTAGCCCGAGGTGCCCGCAGGGTAGACCGTGACGGTGCCTGAGACCGAGACGTTGAGGTTCGGGACTTCGCCCGAGCCCAGCACGTGGGTGCCAACGGTAGTCATTGCGTTGAACGTCGAGAAAGGAACGCCGCCGCCAGTAGTCACGGTGCCGGACACCACACGCAAGAGCTTGTCGTTGTGGTCGGTGCGCTTCGTCCAGCCGGTCGGAGCCGTGGTCTGGTGAAAGAGCATCACAGTGCCAGATGGGAAGAACTTGGCGTTGATCGCCGCGTCCTGCGCATCCACGTAGGTCTTGTCAGCCTTGAGGCCGATCTGGGTGGCCGTCGTCGTCGCGAAGTTGGGGTCATCACCCAGCGCAGTCGCAAGCTCATTGAGCGTGTCGAGCGTGGAGGGTGCAGAGTTGACTATGCCTGCGACCTTGGTGTCCACATAGGCTACGAGAGCGGCGTCCTGCGGATGCACGTGGTCCTCGTGGGCCCATTTGTCGCTGGTGCCTACAGCAGCCGTGCCATCCATGAGAGGCGTCGCCGTGCCAGCCTTGGCCTGCACAGCATTGGCAGCATTGGCGGCCGAGGTCGCTGCGGCGGCCGATGAGGCGCTCGCGTTGGCTGCGTCAGCGTCAGCCGTGAGCTTGTCCGCTCTTACCTGGTCCGCGAGGTCATTCAACTCCGCGAGGACGGCACTCTCTTCCGACAGGAAGTCGTAGAGGTTGCCCTCAGGATAGAACGAGGTCGGGGCCGGGCGCGGGCGGTTGTCAGGGACGTTGTCGTTGTTCGTTACATCTTCGGCACCCACCAGTCCGCCGTCAGTGAAGAACGAGCCGGGAGTGGTGGAGCTTAGGCCGGGCGCAGTCTCATTGGGGACCACGGTGCCTTCGCCCACAGTGCCGCCATCAGCGTAGAAGGAGCTAGGGACGGTCGAGGTCGCGGGCGCGTGGTCATTGGAGACCACAACGCCTTCGTCAACCTGCTCCCCGTCCACGTAGAAAGAGGACGAGGTCGGGCTTACCATTCATCACCTCGGTCGAAGTAGAGCGCGGGGCGAACTGCGGCGTCTGCGGTCAACTCGTCGCTGTCCGCTTGGTCCTGCAGGGTCACCATGATGCGTTGGAAGTCTTGCTCGAAACTGGCCTTGCGGTCGTCATTGAGATACGAGGAGGCGGCCACCAGAGCAGCGTAGACCACAGCGTCCCATGCGACCTTGGACATCGTGTTGCTGTCGGTATCGGCAACGAGCGCGGGGAATTCGCAGTAATAGGTGATGAGGACTTTGTCGCCCACACAGGGCCGAGGTCCCAGATGCCAAGCGGCACCTTGGCGCGCGTAGATCGACGGAGGGCCCACATCTTGCGATGCTCCCATCACGCGGTTCATGTCGACGCGCTGCAGTTCGTATTCGAGAACACCATCCCCGTCTCGGTCAACTTGGATCGAGATAAGCTGCAGGAGGTCGCTGGGGATGCCCAGCTTCGTGTAGCTGTCGGGGATGGTGTACAGGATTTGCTTCTCCATGAACGGGACACGGAGTTCACGCTGGATGCGCTGGATGCCTTGGTTCACGAAGGTCGAGACCAATGCAGGGTTGTTCGTTACGATGGTGTTGTTGAGCAACGCCTTGAATTGGGCCTTCAGTTCACCGAGGGTCACAGGGTTTCCTTAGATGCGTTTGTTGGTCGTGATGAATTTGTCGAGCGCGTAACGGCGCAGCATCGAGAGGGTCTCTCGTGCGGGAGCGGTCATCACGTCGAAGCCGTATTTGCGGAGGAGGTCATCAACGACCTCGACAGGGATAGAAGCCACCCTGTGCATCTCGCCCGAAGGGGTGGCGATGCTATCAAGGCGCTCATGCTGCAGACTGGTCAGGAATTCGTCGGGGATTTCCTGCGTCCGCTTAATGATCAGTTCATTGGTGGAGCGGTCTTCGTCGAAGGCGACAAGCGTGTCGAGGAGGACGGGTTCTTCGTAGAAAGTTTCTTTGGACATATTCTCAAAAGCAAAAATAGGGACACGGAATTACCCGTGCCCCCATTTGTTGGACCTTAGAAGCCAGCAGTCTTCTGGACGATCAGCGCAGAGCCGAGGCTGTTCTTGTGCTTGAGCGAGAACTCGCCCAGCAGCATGGCCTTGGTGCTGTCACCGGTCTTCGCGAGGTTCTTGCGCTCCCACGGACGAAGGGTCGGCTTCGACCACATGTCGGGTTCGTAAACCAACGTGTTCTCGGTGCGGAGCCAACGGTTGATCTCGACCTTCTGCTCACCGAACGGCGAGACATACAGGTTGACCACGTTGACCAGCTTCTTCGCGTCGGAGCCCGAGAGGGTCCGGTAGCGACCAGCAGCCGCAGCGAAGCCCGCCAGCGTCACCGAGTTCGTCGGGGTGACCATGATGCGGGACGGCTCAGCGCCACTCTCGTACGCCTTCTGCAGCGCGGTGACGAGGAACTGCTCCGTCAGTGGATCATCGTTCGCAGCGGTGCGGACAATGTTGGCGCTGGCGATCTGGACCTGAGCGGAGTCAAGGGTCGAGGGGACGGTCGTGCCGTTGCCCGCAGCCTTGGTACCGGCGAGGCCGATGTAGGCGATTTCCACGTCACGCTTAAGCGCAGCGGCCGTCTTGGCCATCTGGTAAGCGAACTCTTTCTTCCGGCCGTAGGTCGACACGACGTCGGCACGGTCAGAGACCACAACGGCCTCGGTGAAGATTTGAGTGTAGTTCGACTTCATCGTGGTCGGAGTGACGGTGATGAAGGTCGGGTCCGCGCCTTCGACCGCAGCGTTCTGGGCCGGTGCGCGCAGGCTGTCTTCCTGCCACTGGAACAGCGGCTGGGTGATCTTCTCCGAGCCAATGCTCGACATGAAGGGGGTCTTGCGCGGGGAGAGGTTGGTGATGACGTCGGCAACGTCTTCCTTGATGCCGACCATCTGATAAGTCTGAAACTGAGCCATTAGAAATTTAGTCTCTTCTGCAATGTAGTGGTGTGTTACTCGCCATCAAACATGGCGAGGAATGCGTCGGCGGCGTCGGCCTGAGAGCCTGACTGCTTCGCCTTCTGCACAGCCGACTTGGCCGTGACTTTCTTTGCGCTGTCGCGCACTGCGGGGGTTGATGCGGAGTTCTTCACGATGCGTGTCGGGGTCTTGTTCACCTTCTTGGTCAAGACCTTGTTGGCACCCTTGGAGAACTGCATCGCCATGTGCAGCACTTTGAAAGCAGCCGGATCATTGAGGGACGTTACGACTTTGGCGTCGAAGCCCTGATCCACTGCGAAGTTTCGAATGTCCGCGTAGACCGCGTCATTCCAGCCCTTGATGAACGTCTTGCTCTCGGGGTTCTTGAGCGCCTTCAGACATTCAGCGGACTGCTTCTTCGCTGCTTCCTTCTGCTCAGCAGTGATCTTTTCGACGTAGGAGGTGAGTTCGTTCTTGAGGAACGTCTCTTCCTGAATAGCCTCGTTCGCCTCTGCAGTGAGTTCCTGCAGATGCTCAGCGGGGATATTCGGGTCCTTCATGTACTGGGTCCACGGCAGAGCGCGGTATTTGTCCGCTCGCGCAGTCGCACGCTGCAGGAGGGCGTTGTACGCAGTGACATTCTCTGTCCGCTTTGCGTTTACGACCTCTCGCTCAGTGGCGACTTCTTGCGACTTGCGGGTGAGAGCAGCCTCTTGACCAAAGAGACGCTTCAGGTCGGAGACCTTAACCTCATGCTCAGTGTCGCCTTCCTTGACCTTGACGTACGTCTCGTCACTGTCATCGGCAAACTTGCGCTTCGGTTTGTCGTCTTCGTCCTTGTCGTTCTCTTCGTCTTCGTCGCCTTCGTTCTCTTCCTCGTCTTCGGATGGCTCGTCTTCAGCGTCCTCGTCCGGGGTCTCGTTCTCGGCGTCGTTGGCGTTCTCTTCGTCTTCGTCGGCTTCGGTTTCTTTCTTCGATGGCTTCTTTGCAGAAGCGTCGTCACCCTCTTCGGGATCACCATCGCCAAGGAGAGCAGCAACGAAATCGTCGTCGTTGATCTCTTCCGGGTATTCTACGTTCAATGCGGCGTCGTTAGAGTTGATAGCCGTCGTCATCAGTCGTCATTCCTATAGATGTCGTGGACGCCCTCATGGTCGAACTCGTCGACTTCGGGGGTGGTCTCGGACGTCTTCTGTTCAGTTAGTTTGGTGTGCGCGGCAGAGAACTTCTGCGCGAGCGCGAGGAAGCCTGAGAAACCTTGGTAGGCGGCATAAATGCCTTCGCGTTCTCGGGCGTTCTTGGGGTCTGTGTGGAGGATGTCCGTGGCGCACTGCTGGGAATACATTGCAGTGAGCGCCGCGAACGCCTCCGAACTGAGAAGCTCCGTACAGAAGCCTCCCAGTTCGAGGATCGTTGCGTCGTCCATTTAGTCCTTAAGCTGCCTTGGAAGCCGCAGGTTTAGATGCGGCTTTCATCTTTGCTTCGTGGTCCTTGTTGATCTTCTCTTCCTGCAGAGCCAATTCCTGACCATCGTGGAGAATGCGAGCACGTGTCTCTGCATCCTGTCGATCGTTCGTACGGGCTTGGTTGTCTGCGGCGAGCGCAAGCTGCTGGTCCTGCTGCTGCGACTTGGTTTGATCCAAGGCGAACAGTCGGCTGGCATCGGCCTGCTTGATGGTGAGAGCCTTGTCGGCCGTCGCAGCGGTCTGCTGCTTGACCTGGAGTTCACCCATCTTGATCGGGTCGGGACCCGGAGGCGGTGCGTTGGGATCGAGATACGAGTTGAAGTTCGTGAAGCCTTTGAGCTTCGCGATGTCGTTGAGCATTGCGTAGCGGCCCTTCTGGCCGAACATGTTGCCCAAGCCGGGGTCCTTAGCCATGCCTTCATAGCCCTGCATGAGGTCCATGGCGGCCTGATCCTTCTCACCATAACCGAGGTGAGCGGACACGGTGCACGACGTACGCTCAGTCCACTGCTTGGGCGTGAACCCAATAGGCTGACCGGCGAGTTCGATGATCTTCTCGTCCTGATGGTTCAGGATGAGCAGACGCACGACTTCAAGCATGAGCGGGACGAGGAAGTTGTAAGCGAAGTTGCGCGCCATGATCTTCTGGCGGATGCTGCTTACCTTCATCATCGTGTCCACAAGACCCTTGGAGTTCTGGGTCGAGATGGCGCTCTTGTCGAGACCCTGCGACAGCGCAGAGATGCCCGTGGACTTCTCGTTGTTGTCGTTCAGCATACCCAGCACGTTGAAGACGTACGGGTTCAGGTTGGCCTGTTGGAACGGCTGCACACTGTCCGGTCGCCTGACGTTAACGACGCCGCCGAGCCGGTTGTCTAAGAGTTCACGTGGGTTCATTAGACCGCCATTGACCACAGCCCAACGCGGGTTAGTCGTGATGGCGGTGTGATCGAGCACACCACGGAAGAGAACGGTTCGAGCGTTCTGGGTGTGGATCACACGCTGTGCAAAGTTGTTGCCGTAGAAGACATGCGAGACCGGCAGCGGCACGTACGCGATGAAGGGAGCCTTGTCGACTTCCTCAGGCGGATAGAGCAGCTTGTCGCCAGCGATGCAGATTTTGTAGAGACGGACGCCCTTGCTGGGGTCGATCTGCATACGCACGAAGTTCTCAAAGTAGACGATGTATTCGAGTTCGTCCTGTATCGGGTCGTCGGAGACGTCGTTCTGCCGAGTAGGCGAAGTGCGCGCGAGAACCTCAGGAGAGAACATCAGGGCCCGAGCGTCATCGGCCGGAAGGGACGCAACGAGCTTCGGGTCTACACCCATCTCGATAAGCTCAGCCTTCGTCTTCGGCGTGCGGTGGCTGCAATAGACCGCCTTGTCGATGGACGTCGCGATGCTCTCGATCAGAAACTCTTCGGGAGCAATGTTGACTATGGTGACCTTGGAGACGTCCTGCTTGCGCGTGAGGGTGCCCTTGAAGGTGCCATCCGGCTGCTCCTCGGCGTCGAAGGTGTCGACCTCGTCGTGCGAGGCGAGAGCCGTCGCGTCTTCTTGGCTGATACCCTCGAACTCTTCGTCCGAGTATTTGAACTTCTCTTCCCAGAACACCTTGACCACGCCTGCGCGAGCGACGAGCCCGTCATAGATGGCGCTGCCAAAGATGTTGAAGCCGTCGTTCTCGCGATAGATGACGTAGCGAGCCGCCTCGGTCGCAACGCGACAGTTGGCAGCATTCATGAACTGGTCGGGGTCGAACTGCGCAATCTGCTCGCCACCGGAGAACACCTCCTGCAACTGAGCGCGCATCATCTCGACGCTGTCGTAAACGTCGCTGGCCACGTACGAGGACGAGCCTTCGTTGGTGCGCCGAGGAAGCTCCCCGTTCAGATACTTCGTGACCCGCGTGCGCTCAAGCGCCAGTCGCGAGTCGTAGAAGCCTGAAGCGGTCATCTGCTTCTGGGAGACCCGGGCGACAATATCCTCGGGACTTAGGGGGCGAGTTGTCGCCATAGGTTTCCTTTGTTAGATGGCTTGAACGTAGTAGTCGTCGGTGACTTCGACCGGCGTCCACACGTCCTCGGAGACGTACGCTGCGATTGCGAGCGCCATGACCGTGTCGTCGTGAGTGCCACCCTCGGCCTCCATCTTCCCGGCCTCGGTGACGACGAACGTCATCATCTCCTGCAGGGTCGTGGGGTCGTTGATCTCGATGCCGCCGTCGCGGTCTAGTTCGCGCAGCTTGTCGATGATCAGGGGTTTGGTCCGCTCGCTAGTGAAGAAGCCGAGGTTGATGCTGTCCCTCTCGTCCAAAGTGCCCTCAGGCTGCTCTGTGTAGAGGTAGGGATAGTTCGCATCACGCAGGGCGACGCATGTCACCAGACCGTGGTTGTTGCGCTCAGGAGCGATGGTGGCGCTGTTGTAGTGATAGCCGAGAGCGATGAGGACCTTCGCGAACTCGTCGGGGTGGATGATTCCACGCCAGACGGCCACTTGCCTTCGCTTGCTGTCTAGGACTTGTGCGACACTGCTGTCGCCTTCCTTCTTGCCCTTCACGCCGCCACGGATGCCCATGCCGACGTCAGCACCAATGGTGTACGTCTCTTTGTCTGAGCGCTCGTGATAGATCAGAAGCTCACCACGACGGTCTTCTTCAAGCACGCGCAGAGGCAGGGCTTGGCCTGTCTTCTGATCATACTTGACGGCGACGGTCATCTGCTTGAGCGGAGGCTTGGCCTTGGCTTTCTGCAGCCGCTCGTTGAGCTTCTCGGTGTTGAATATTGGTCGGCCAGTGCTAAGGAAGGCTTCCTCGGCGGTCGACGGGTATTCCTGCTTGAACAGATCGAGACCGCTGGTCGCGACTTTCTTACGCCGCCAGTAGAGTTGGTCGTTGGAGTTCAGAAGCGGAGCGAATAGCTCCATCATCTTTTCTTCTTCGGGTGTTCGCACAAAGTCTGCGGGCGCGGTCTCACGGTATTCATCCGTTTCGAACCAAGCGCTGAAAAACACCTCGTACCCGTTCCATAGATGGTCGCGGCGAACTGCGCCTTGATACATCTCGTAGAACTTGCCGGTCACACCTTGTGCCGTGCTCTCCAGGAAGAGGAACGTGTCGTTCTCTTCGGGGATGGCCTGCACTAGACCGTTGAAGTTTGTGTTAGCGAATGCGACGGGCCAGAACGCCACCTCAGAGAGATGCGCGAACGTAAGCGTTTCGCCGCGTGCGATGCCTCGGCCACCTGCCGTAGCAACGCGCATGCCGCTGTCGAGCTTGTCGAAGTTCAACTCGTTACGCGAGAGATACTTCGTCGACGGACGGACGATGTCAGGGACGTTGTCGTGGATGCGTCGATACATATCGAGCAGAGCCGTGGTGCTGTCGCCTTCGTGCGCCATCACGAGACCCTTCTGGGCCTTGCGCTGAGACAACCACCAATACTGGAATGCTGAGATGACGGTGGAGAGACCCTGCTGACGTGCCTTGAGCACGACGAACCGGACCTTTCCTGTTTCTTCCCACTGCTGCAGCAACTCTTCAAGGAAGCGCTTCTGCACTCGGTTCAGAACGAGTGGGGCAATCTTACCCTTCTTCGTTCTGATCTTCACACACTTGGCAGCGTAGAATTCGAAGTCGTCGAGGAGGCGCTTGCGCGCCGCCCTCTGCTTGTCGGATAACTCAGTCACCAGAAATCTCGTCGAGGAAGTCTTCGGCCTTGCTGAGCGTCAACTTGGACTTGCTCTCAGGTTTCGACTTCGTATAGGCGAGCACAGTGTTGGCGGCTGATACCTTGGTCTTCTGTTCGGTCGGGCCAACCGCGAGAATGAACATCTCTCGCAAAGCTGCTTTGGCCATCGCAGCTTCGTCGTTGGGAATAGTGATCCACTCGCCATTCGCGTCGAGGACGCGGTCCTCTTCGGGGGCAAGCTGGCCAGTGTCGGTCATGATCTGGATAAACCTGTCTGCAAGCGCACGAGCTTTCGCCCACTTCTTCTCGGCTTTCGCGCGAGTAGAACCGTTGGGGACGCCAGTGCGTTTGAATTTCTGTGGGTCGATTTTGCGGTCGAGTTTTAGCTGCATGTCCCGCAGCTTCATCTTGATGCGGAAATCTTCGTCTTGCCACGCAGCCTTCGCCGCAAGCGAGAAGACCGAAGCCTTCTCACTCACGTCGTCGGTCATTTGTCTTCCTTACTTGAAGGCGCTCTGGACTGCTGCAGCCGCCTCGGGCGATAGAAAGTCCGAGTAGTGGTCTACAGCCTTGTCGCGTTCCTTCGTGTTCGAGCCAATCTTGTGAAGCTGGCGAACCAGTCCCTTGATGGCGTGCGAGAACTCGGGATACTGCGAGACCAGTGTCTGCTCAGCGTTGATACGCTTCTGTGCAGAGTGCTCAGCCTTAGCGAGATACTTCGGGCTCTTTGCACCGTAAGCCGACGCCTCATGCACGGCATAAGCCTTCGCAGAGATGTCCGCAGGATACAGTTGAGCATCGTCGAGCGGTTCGTACGCGCTGGCCTTCGGTGCCTCTTCAGCCTTGGGGGCCTCAGTCTTCACCTTGCCATTGCTTTTGCTGATTTTCATCGCAGGAGCAGGCGCCGCATTCTCCGCACCCGGTTCGGGCGGGAGACCAGCCTTCAGCTTCTGCTTGAGCATCGAGAGCGCCATCGGGTTGAACTCGGGCGCTGCGGGAGTCGCAGGCGGAGCTTCAGCCGGAGGAGCCTCAGGAGCCGGTAGGCCTGCCTTGAGCTTCTTCTGCAGCATCGCGAGCGCCATCGGACTGATGTCCGGTTTGGCAGGCGGTGCCGGGGGCGGCGGCGCTTCAGGCTGTGGTTCAGGCGGCAAGCCTGCCTTCAGCTTCTGCTTCAGCATCTGCAGTGCCATCGGGTTGAACTCGGGCACTTGAGGGGCCGCAGGGGCCGGGGGCGCGGGTGCACCAGGTAAAGGTGTCGCCAGTTGCTTCTTCAGCATCTGCAGCGCCATCGGATTGAACTGAGGCGCGGCAGGAGGAGGAGCACCCGGAGGAGCAACCTGCGGGCCCGTAGGTCCAGTCGCAGGAGGCCGAGGGCCCCAAGGTGCGTTGGTCGGCTGCGGCAGCGGAGGAGGCTGCTGCGGGACCGGAGGAGGCGTCGCGCCCATGCGTAGCTGTGCGTTGTGATCTGCGAACGTCTTGGCGAAGTTTGCCGCCGGTCGTGATCCACCAGTGATGCTGTCGAGGAGACGTGCACCACCGAGGCCGATACCGAGGCCGCCCATGAGGCCGCCGCCGACTGCACCAGACACGTGAGGCATCCCGAACGCGAGCGCGCCGAGGCCTGCCATCGTGCCGCCAATGTGCCAAGGGTTGAAGACGCCGCGCACGACGTTCTTCATTCCGCCAGTAGCGGAGCCTTGCCAGCCGGTCTTGGGATCGAACGAGCCTTCCTCTTGAGCCTGCTGCCCGGTCTTCAGCGCGCGAGCGAGGAAGTGAGCGTTGGCTCCATCGGGAGCATTGGCCGTTGCGGTCGTCAGGTGCTCCATGTCCTTCGGGGTGATCTGGTCACCACGTCGGACGGAGGCGATTGCGTTCGCCTCTTCGGGAGACAGCGTCTTCTGCTGCGCGACCTTGTCCAAGGCGGCCTTAAGCTCGCCGTGGGTGTCAGCCATGACCTTCTGATGCGCCTGTGCCGCCTCGTGAATGTTCGCGAGGTCTAGGCCAGTGTTCTGCAAGCGCGTGGCATAGTTGGCCGCAGCTTCCGGGTCGGCGTTGTACTTGCCCATGCGGATAGCACGAGCGCCTGCAGCGACGGCTGGGAGCACATGAGGCGAGACGCTTGCTGCGCCTCCGACTGCAGCCTCAGGAAGCTGCGCAGGGTCGAAGGGTTCGTCGGTGCCGATCTTGGTGCCAGCCTGCGTGATAGCGTTCTGCGCTACGCCGCCGCCAGCGCCTACGGCACCGCGAGTGAGCAAGTTGGTCGCCACACGACCGAGGCCATTCAAGCCAGCGCCGACCGCATTCCCGATACCGGGAGCATGCATGATCGAGCCGGGGACGGCTGCAGCGAGCGTGGTGCCGATGCCAATGGCTTTGTCTTCGTCGTTCGGGACTGCGTTCTGGTCACCCGTACGGGCAACTGCGCGGTGCTTGACGTTGTCGCCAGCCGAGGAGAGCGCAAGGGGCGCGAGGCCGCCTACGACCGCACCAACCGGGCTGAGGAGGTCACCTACTGCCGCACCAACCGCTGACGTAGCAGCGAGGGGCGCTTGCTCAGCGACGAGCTTCGGTATCTGGCGCGGGCTCCACTTGAGCGGATTCCACGAGCCGTTGGTGACGTTTGCAGGTTTGTAGTCAGGGTCGACAGGCGCGTCGTTGACGTCGCTGCCGAGAATATTCTTACGTGAGGACTGTACGCCTCGAACCATTTCGTTGTAGCCGTGCCGTGCACCAGACGCTATGTCCGAAATAATGCTAGGTTCTTCGGACACTTCAGGAGCCGCCGTAGTTGGCTTGGTAGCCGTCTTGGCAGAGCCGAAGTGTGAGAGGATTTCACCGGCAGAGTACCCCGCGTCCTTTGCAGCCTTGAATTTCTCAGGTGCCTTGGACGCGAGGTGGCTCACGATTTCGTCGTCAGAATAGCCAGCCGCGCGGGCCTGCGAGATTTGGTCCGCTGTTACGTCGGCCATTCAGTTTTCCTTAGTTGAAGATGCTGTCCAGCGAGGGACGTTTGTCGGTAGGAGCCGCAGCCTTAGGTTCAGCCGAGAACTCTTCCAGCTTCTGGAGACCCTTCGCGCCTTCCGCACTGAGAAGAGGCGGAAGTCGAGCAGCAGCGCGTGCGCCAATCTGCGTCTTACGTTTGTCTTCCAGCGCCCCCATTGCACCGTGCATCAGCGTGTTGAACTGCTTGATCTGTTCACGCTGCTGAGCGGGTGACATGCTGGGAGGAAGGTTCTCTTCCCACTTACGGATTTCCGTGTCGGAGAGATTGTTCTGCTTGAAGACCTTGCCAAGTTCGTCGACCACCGCGTGCGCGGCAGTTCGGAAGCCGGGGACAGCACCGCTACCAGAGACTTCTTCGCTCCACGCATTCTTAACGCGGTTCCAGATAGGCGTGTCGCCATTGCCCAGACCCTTCATTGCACCAATCAACGCTTCACTTTGGTGAGCGATGGTCTGGTTCAACGCACGGGCGCTTTCGGCACCCTTGGTCGCCATGTCCTTCTGTCCCGCAACACGTGCGTCATAGACGGTAGGATCGAGGCCGGGGTCGATCAGCTTAGCAGCGGCAAAGGCGGCCGGATAAGGACTGTTCTTACCAGTCATAGCGTTCTTCGGCAGGACCAACGTGTTGTCGAGAAGGCCCTTCACCATTGCCGCCTGCGACGGCTGCATAGTCGCGTAGTACGCATTCTCTTGCTCAGGCGTGATCTTCGTCGGATCAGCGCCGAGCTTGGAGGTGTCACCCCACGTGGGGACCATCTGCGGAGCCTGCGTTGTGTCCGAATCCTTACCGTAGTTGCCATCGAGCATGCGCGTCTGGCCGTTGGTGTTCGTCTGCAGCACCTGTCCGTTCTGCAACGGATGGCTGGACCACGAACCCTGCTGCTCCTTGGCGATACGCTGAGCGTAGACCTTGGCCATGAGCGACTGTTGCGATTTGGTGTTCGCGTCCGTGTGGTCAGCCGTGATCGCTGAATTGATCGCAGCGGCCTGCGCCGGATTGACGATGCCTGCGATGGATGCGCCGATCTGCGAGATACCTTCTGCGCGTCGGTCCCAAGGGTCCTGAGGCTGAGCAGAGAGAGCGCCGGGGCCCATGGTATTGTCGGGGCTTAGTGCGGGCACGCCCGGTCCTTTCTGTGTGTAGCTGATACCTGGAGCGCCAGTGTCCGCGAGGTCTTGACCGCCGTATATCTGGCGCGCTGAGGCAGCACGTCGACCCGAGGTGTCCGCAGAGATTTCGTACTTGGCGTTGAAGGCACGGGCAGCTTCCTCGGGAGAGGCGGCCGCCTGTATCGCTTTGTAAGCAGCGTTGTGCGTCGTATCGAGTTCGTGACGCATGAAAGCCATCTGGGCTTCCGGCGTCTGATACGTGTCGGGATACATGCGCTTGAGACTGTCGAGGCGGTCTTCGCGCCACTGCGCGGAGCCCCATGCCGTACGGTTGTCGCCTGTCGGGCCCCAAGCCGGGATACCGCTGCCGCTCTCGTTCGCGAGGTTGCCAACGATGCCCGCAGCTTGATGCTTGGCGAGACCCAGACCACCCTCATCGTAAGGGCGCTGGGCGAAGTCCATCCACGCTGAGGTGTTGTCTGCCATGTTAGAAGAGTTTCTTCACGCCAGTTGCGGTGCCGAGCAGACCACCAAGGACGCCAAGAACGCCCGGGTCGCTTTCAGTATGCGACGTACCGGTCGAGTTGCTGCCCCAGTTCTGCGAGCCGATGATGCCCATAAGCTGCTGCAGGCTCGTGTAGGGCGCGGTCTGGCCCTGCTGATACTGTTGAAGCTGGTTCGTCAGGTTGGCCTGCGTTGCGTTCTGCTGGCCCGTGCCGCCACCGTTGCCGATGTTAAGCACGCCACTCTCGTTGGTGACGCCGTTGTTGACGCCAGTGTTTCCGCTGTTGAGCGAATTCACACCGAGGTTGCCCTGCTGGCTGAGCGCCGTCAGGTTGTTGACGTTGTTGTTCTGTGCCTGCTGCTGCGCGAGCGTGAGGCCGTTCTGGAACGCCTGCGACTGCAAGGTGCCCGAGAGGTTGGCCGACTGCTCTGCGAGGCCGCGCTGGACGAGACCGTCCGCGATACCTGCACGTGAGGAGTTGCTGTTGCCACTGCGGGCTGCAGCCATCTCGATCCCGGGCATGGTGACGTCGCGCGCCTGTTCGGTCGCGCCCTGCATCGCCTGCTTAACCTGCGACTGGATGTCCTGACCGGACGCATAGTTCTTGGCGGCGTCGATCAGCGACTGCGGGTTGTTCGAGTTGACAGAGTTGAAGCTCTGCAGGCCCCCGAGCGCACCGGTGATGCCGCTGTTGCCGTTGTTGATCGCGGTCTGGCCTGCGCCGATCTGACCCTGCGCAGTGCCTGCGTTGCCGTTCGAGAAGTCGATGGCCTGCTGGTAGGTGTTCTGCTGGTTCGCGTTAGCGCCTGCAGTGAAGTCGGTCGGAAGCTTGGGAGCGCTGCCGCTCTGCGTCTGAGTGTACGCATTCTGCGCCTGCTGGAAGGCTTGCGTCAGCGCGTCGGCCTGCGGGCCCCAAGGGGACGTCTGCGACGTTTCCGATTTGTCGGTGGAAGGTCCTAGGGACATGGGGTCCTATGAATGTAGAGGGGCCTCACGGCTCCGTTGTTGCATTTGATGTGAAGAAGATACTTCCATCCTGTCCGAGTGACGAACCTGTGCCACTTCTCGTCGTCATGCTCAGGGCAAGCGAAGAGGGGTGCAGTGGTGTGCCTTCTAAAGGTTCGCCATTCGCACAGGAGCTTCTTGAACACCGAGGGTGTGAAGCGGGAGAACGTCAGGTGCGCGAGAAGAAACTGCGCACCATCAGGTCGTCTGTACTCGTCAAGGACGAAAGAGTAGTCGGGGGTCTCATGTGCTGTAGACCGCCCGACAAACTCAAAGTCGTTCATGTGATTCCATGCGCCGTCAGGAGAGCTTTAAGCGTCTCGATTTCCCTGACGATGGTTTTGATGCTCTGAGAGATGGCCGCCAATTCCTGTTGCAGGAAGAGAGCGTCACCGCCCAACGTGGGCATCGGTCGCGGAACGTAAGTGACGGTGTTTGCCATCAGCGGTGTCCTGTCGTCATCAGATCAAGGTCGAAGCCTGTGATCGAGAAGTCGCGGTAGTCATTCCACTGGATTTTGATTGCCAGCCATCGACCAGCAGCATTCACGTCTATCTTGTAGAACTGCTGGCCGTCGTAGGGTTGCCAGTCTCCGTAGGTCGCATCGGTGCTGTTCGTGTCGTCAGAAGTGCCAACGGCGATCTGCAGCATGTTGCCACCTCCTGTGTTCACACGCGCCTGCGGATAGACGGTGCGGAGGAGCTTGTAGGCTTTCAGGTCGACACCGAGTTCGTCGAGGTCGATGCCTGTGCGCTCAAGATACGCGGGAGCCGTGGCGTTAGCGTCGACTGGATACGGAGCGACAGAGCCTGCACCATAAACGTCGAACGCATACAGCGTCGGCTGGAGGCCATACGCAGCGTCGCCTTCGCCTACAGCAACGGTGATCCGCTTGCCGCCGTCCTCTTGATCCTGATACGAGCCGCCCATGTCTTCATAGGAGGATGTAACAGTGTCGTAGGTCAGCAGGTTGGAGACAGGACCATCGTCGAACGAGAAGATGGACGGCATGTCGTCGAAGGTCCAGGTCTTGTCGGTCATGTTGTAGGTCGCGGAGCGATTGCAGCCGTTGACGCCCTTGAATTTCACAAGAGGGTCGCCGGACACATAGCCGAACATGATTTCGTTAAGACGTGGATTGAACTGAACCCAGCACTTCTCGGCCTGCGAGATGTTGAGCGAGCCGTAGATGAAGTCGCGAACCTGTTGGTCGCACAGGCTCTGCTCAGAGATGCCGTCGTGGACCCAGATGTCGTCGATGCCGAAGCAATAGTTCTTGCCGTCAAGCTCGATGGAGCAGTTGGTGTTCAGCACACCCTTTGCGTACGAGAGCTTCGTGTACGAATAGACGAACGTCGAGCCATCTGCGTGCATGCGCCAAGCTTCACGCTGACCATAGATGATCAGGTCGCTGCCTAGCTGACAGGCGTCAGTGATGCCGCCGTCCATTGCCTGCAGGATGTTCTCTGTGGCGAGCGTGTTCGGGAGCGTGACGTCCCATGACGCCGGGTAGTTGCCGTCAGTCACGATGGACGAGGTCTTCACCATTGTCGGGAAGGTCGACGCACCTTTTTGAACGTTGAGGGCGACAACAGCGCCTGCGCACTGCGCGATGATGCGTGCGGACCACGTCGGGTCCCAAGCGTCCGTAGAAGCCGCGTAGGTCGCCGTGCTGAGGTCTTTGAACTGGCTGTCGGTCGGCAGCAGATACCACGGCGGCCGATCTGCGCGATTGACGTAGACCAAGTTGCCGATGGTGTATGAGGTCCAATTAGCCTCTACCGCACTGGGAGTGTATCCAACCGGTGAGTAGTCTTCCTCGACGCCGTTCGAGTAGTAGTAGACGCGGCCTGACTTGTAGCCCAAGAACAAATCGTTGTTGCTCTGGGACCGGCCTGCAGTGAATGCGTAGCGAGGATTGGCTTCAGCGAGAGGCTGCTTCACGGCACGGAAGACCGGAGCAGAGGAAATCTTGTTGTTCCTGAACCTGACGTTCACGCCAGTAGAGAAGCTGCCTACAGGAAGGCTATAGGGGTCTACGTCGGTGACGATGCCTGTCTTGGCAACGTCCCGAAGTCGCACGATAGGCATAGGGGTCCTTGGGAAGACCCGCGCATGACTAGCCGCCCCACCTTCACGAGGCAGGGATATGCGGATCAGAGGCGCGGGCCGGGGATTAGGTTTTGATGCAGAACACGAAGGACAGCGCCTCAGGGCGCGTCTCGGTCGTGCCGGTGTTCGCGGGGGTGCTCACGGTCACGGTGTGATTGTGCGTAGCGGATCGGCTACCCGTGTTTCCGCTGAAGCTGTGCTGATGTCGCGTTGAAGCGCCACCAGTCTGCGTAGAGTTGGCGCCGTATTGGAACGCAAACGAACCACCACCCGTCGATGACGGAATGTTGGCAATGTAGGTGGTGTGCGTGTGATCCGGGAAGTCGGTGCCGGTATTTCCTGAGAACGCGTGCGTGTGATCCTGCGTCTCCGCAGCGGTCGTCGGCGTCACGTCGGGATGCGTATGAGGGCCTACGGTGTTAGCTTGTGCCGTGCCTGCAGCGACCGTAGCGGTGCGCGAGCGCGGGAAGCGTCCGGTGGTCTTGGCGTCAGGCAGCGTGAACGTCGTGCCCGCTTGGCCGAGGTGAGCAGCCAGTGCCGGGAAGGAAGCGTTCGGCCACGTCGAGCCATCAAGCTCCAAGTATTCATGACCAGTGCCTACAGCGCCCTTGCCGAGGCCAGTAGGCTCCACAAGAAACATATGCAATCCACCGAGCGGAGCAGCGCCTTTGAGCGTGCCACCGACAAAGCGTATAACACCAGCCGCCTCTCGGAAGAACCCAAGGGTGGGCTCCTGAGCGAAGGTAAACGCAGGTGCAGCCGATGTGCCGCTTGTGCGGCTTTGGTGACCACCGGCCGCCGTGGTGATGGGACCATCAGCACCGGGAAGTGTGTTCTTCACCGCCGCCTTGATCAACCGCATATGGTCGTCAGCATTGTTCATGCCATCCGAGGACGAGGGGTTGGTTGACACCAAGTCGTCAGTGTACGTTGCAGTCTCTAAGGGCAAGAGAGGCTCCTAATGTACCCTTAGGTACTATCTTGTGGTTATAATAAATAGTTCCCTATAGGGTTCTATAGTTCCCCTAAGGGGTATTGGGAGCATCTAGGCTCTCCATTCTATACCCCCTGATGCTCACCTGATAAGTCATTGATATCATTCAATAAGAGCTTGTAGAGAGCCTCCTAGAGGTACCTAGGTATAGCGGGGCTCGATCCTGATGGAACCGAGGTCAAGCGAGGCGCGATGGGGCCTGATGGAACCGAGGTCCCCCGATGGAACCGATGGTCCTTGACCTGGAGATGGAACCGATGGGACCCAAGGGAACTTGGGGGCCCCGAGGTCGAGCAGTGCAGCCGTAAGCTCGGCGGAGGCGGCGGCCCTTTAGTCCCAAGTTTTCAAATTCGCGCCACGATTTCGCCCAAAAAGGGGCCCGGTCGACCAAAGGGGACCCGTTGAAACCCCATGCCCCCATGCGATCAACCCATGCATGGGTGTAAGTGATTGATATTGCTATGTGCTCAACGGTCTATGCATCCGTTGACCCTA